GTTCCGACGCATCCCAAGCAGAAGAGCTTGAGGATGAGGTTCCTGGAGTTAGTGAAACTAACTCAAGGGATATCTACGAGGACCCATTCAGAGTCCTTGCGGGATATTGCTTCGCTTCACAGTACTGTGAAGAGAAGCCCGTTATAAACGTCTGGGCCGGTGGTTGCCACCGGCTCCAAGGGAAGATCAAACCCGACCTAGTCGGGTCTGATCGAAAGAATGTTACCTGGTTTACCCAGATTAACAATCACGACGAGAAGATGCATCTGCTCTTCCGCCACACACACTGGGGCCATAGGATCCAGTGTGCCCGCAATTCTGCGAAAGGTGAAGATCCTCTAAGGAACTTCGCCTCAACACTGTTCAGGAGAATATCATTCTTCCTGAGAGGACGTCATGATCCACTATGGAACAATGACGAGATTGAAAAGTTCGCAGACTATAAAGTCCTGCGAAACAAGACCTACAGAGCACAAAGGCTCTTGGAGGTACTTAAAACTGTTGACGGAATGTTCCTACAACGGTTTCTCTCCTTCCCAGAAGAAGTCTGGGATTGGGAAAAGTTTGACCTATTTACCCTACAGGGTATATCGGTCCTCCTCACCGACGAGTTCATCGACGGTGAGGTTACTGACTTCTCCTTAAAGGAGCAAGTCACTCACTACGAGGATCTAAAACGATCTCGTAAGTTGTTCAAACAAGTTATACACTTGGATGAACCAAGCAAGGGTCTCCTTGCCATGAACGACGCACCACGATGGGTTAGTTCATTCCTCCGACCAGCCTGGGGCTGGGCGGTGAGATTTGAGGGTTTCTCCAGGCTTTACCTGGCAGGAACCTTGTCCCAGACGAGAGGATCTGGGACTCCACCTCCACTTGTTGTGCTACGCAGCAAGAGGAAGTTTCTGTTGTCGGTGTCTGAACCGCCACCAGAATTTACCGCAACGCAGGCTGCACTAGTATCAGCTGCGTTGGATGACGTGATCGGGGGCATCCCCGATCATGTCTTTACAG